AAGAATTAGAGAAGATACTAACTGACCTGGTGAAACAAAACGGTGCTGAGCTAATGCACGAAAGGCTGAAACACCCAAGCATCGAGAAAGCCCTCACCTCAATCATAAACCTAGTAGAAAAAGAAGTGATTGGTGAAGATACGCCATACGATATGAATAATCACGGCTCAGTAAACGCTAAAAACTTCTTACGGAGTCAACAGCGAGCAATTATAAGGGGGAATGATGAGTGAAATTAGACCAATATTCAAACTAGTAGGTTATCCATTTTTATTTATATACTGGTCACTATACCGAGTTATACACGTAACCTATGTAGACTCTCCTAGTTTTATGGAGTTTTGGGAGGAGCTATGAGTGATACAGATAAAGATAAGTGGTACGAATACCTAGACGAACTGAGCGAAATACAAAAGCTTGGCAACAAAGGGCGTGGCGACCTAGAAGATAACTGCTTCGTTTGTGGCATCAGCCCAAGCAAACACAAACAATTCATTGAAGCACTTATACAGGAACAAGTAAGATTGGCGAGAATTGATGAGTTGACAAAGTTTGTAGCGCAACTAGAGAACAACCACAATGATATGCCGATTGGTACGCCCAGCCAATACACAACCGAGCAAATGCTGATTAGGCTCACACAACTTGGAGCAGAAGCCAAATGAAACCCTGTAAAATCTGCCATAAAGTACATAAGAAAGGAGAGGGGTGTAGATGATTGAAAGAGACCTATTCACCCTACAAGCTGAACTCCAACAAAACCAACTCCATTTGAATGACGTAAGAGACGCTTCCAAAGCACTTGCACAAGAATGGGACAGGTTACAGGAGGAACGGCAGCAGTTGATTGGACGTATCGCATTAGCCGGAGAAACCGCTTAGAAATAGGCGGTTTTTTTCTGGTATTTTTTAAGCATGTACGGTATAATGTAAGTACAAATCTCACTTCTTATCTCTCGTTGACAACTCCTGTGCTGGGCTGGTTACAATTAAAGTAACCGCCAGTACCTTGTCACCCTTTGGGGTGATCCCTGGCGTTGGATTCAAACGAGACAAGCTATGATTCCCAAAGATTAGCTCACTACGTTCAAGACACAATATTTCTTCTCTTATTGCGCGCGCAACATAAGATCCAACGCCTAGCATAGGAGTTTTTTTAATATGAGGGAACCATGAGCGAACTAACACAATACCAACCACTCCTACTCTGCGGCAGATGCAAGGTCACCCTACAGTTTATAAACAACGCAACTCAATCAAGCGGCATAAACGTAAAACGATGCCAGAAGCATCAGGAGGTGGCAAATGTCTAAACTCTACAAAGATAGAAAGCTATCCAAAAAAGAAAAGCTAGACATCGAAACCATGCAGTACTTCCTCCCAACCAAAGGCAGAATCTACCCAAATGATAAAAAGAAGATGGCAGACCTAAGTTCTCAAGGAATCACCCCTAAAAATCAAACTTCCGGATTCGTATTACTCAAATGGGGCAAAACCTACAGAGACCTACAAATCACAGAGTATAAAAGAGATATAAGCCTCGGTTTGATAACCAAGGGAGAAATACTAGACTCAATGCCCGAAAACCTAAGAGATTGGCTCTGGAAAAAGATACAGCACGTTCCATACGACACAGACGGGACAACGACAAAAATGCTAGTGCATGAATATTATAGGGAGGTACAAAATGCGTGAACTAGAACCAGAAGCAATAGAAGCAGTCCTAAAAGCCGAAAGGGAAACCTGCAACCACCCACAAGCTATTGGCAGGATCGTGCTAGAGAATACCGCACTTTATAACGAGAACTTTCAGACATTATCCAATGGAGTACTGTGATGGCAGACAAAGAGTCACTAGACCCAAGACAAGCCTTATTCCTAGAGTATTACCTAAAGCCAGGAACAGAGACTTTCAATAACATTTACCAAAGTGCGCTAAAGGCTGGTTACAGCGAATCTTACGCTGATAACTTCAGGAAAAGCGAACGAGACTGGATGTCGGGTCATGTAGGGGAAGTCACAAAAGACGAATTAGTCAAGAAAGCTAAGAAAGTACTGAACAAAACACTTGATGGTGATGACATAAAGCTAGCACAAGATACTGCTAAGTTTGTTGCCAAATCAGACATAGAGTTTAGCGAGAAGCAAGAGCAGAACATTACTGGCAATATAACCATACAAACGGTGGACTACAAGAGTGCCGACACTAACGATTCCGTATAGATTCACACCACGACCCTATCAGCTTGGATTCTTCAAAGCTATAGACTCAGGCATCCAACGTGCGCTGCTGACTTGGCCGCGCCGTCATGGTAAAGACAAAACCTGTTTCAACGCCCTTATTAAGAAAGCCGTAGAACGTACCGGCAACTACTACTACATCTTCCCAGAGTATAACCAAGGTCGCAAAGCCTTATGGGACAACATAGACAAAGATGGTCTGAGAACCATAGATCACGTCCCCAAAGAAATAATCAAATCTCGTAACGCGACTGAAATGAAAATAGAGCTGGTGAATGGCTCAATCATACAAATTGTGGGTGCGGCGGATATCGACAGGATTGTGGGTACAAACCCGGTGGGTGTGGTGTTCTCTGAATACTCACTCATAGACCCTATGGTCTGGGGTTACATCTACCCTATTCTGGCGGAGAACGGTGGCTTCGCGTGGTTCAATATGACCCCACGTGGCAAGAATCATGGGCTGAGGCTTCTTGAATCTGCCCAGAGCAACCCTGAATGGTATGTGTCGCACCTCAATGCCAAACAGTGTGGCGTGTTCTCTGATGATGAGCTAGAAAAGATACGCCAAGAATACTTTGAGCTGTACGGTGACTACCAACTCTACGACCAAGAGTTTATGACAAGCTTTGACGCACCAATCCAAGGAGCGTATTTTGCCGTTCACATGGATAGAGCAGAGCAGGACGGACGTGTTACCAATATCCCCTATGAGTCTATGCTGACCGTCAATACTTATTGGGACTTGGGCATAGATGACTCAACAACCATCTGGTTTGTGCAGATGCAGAACCGAGAAGTCCGGTTGATAGATTACGTTGAGGACAACGGAGAGGGCTTATCGTACTACATCAACATCCTAAACTCTAAAGGCTACACCTACGGTAAGCACTACGCCCCACATGACATAGAAGTCAGAGAGCTTGCTACAGGCATATCACGTAAAGAAACCGCCCGGTCACTTGGTATCAACTTTGAGACGGTCAAACGCCCTGCTCGCAAGGATGAGGGCATAGACGCTATTAGAAACCTGATGTCTCGCTGCTGGTTCGATAAAGACAAGACTGAAAAGGGGCGTGACGCACTGACCAACTACCACAAAGAGTTTGATGAGAAGCGTAAAGTCTACAAGAACCAACCATACCATGATTGGAGTTCGCATGGTGTTGACGCATTCCAGACGCTTGCACTGTCAGACCCTAAGCCGTTGTTGCAGACCGGACACGTTTACAAACCACAAGACATGATGAGGAGGAAGCATGGCGTAGGCTACTGATCCGGGGACTGGCGTAGTATTTAACAAAAGTACCACATGCCCTCCAGTCCCCAGACGAGCAGCTTACACACGTGCTTTTATTGTATCACTCTAGGAAATCCAAACCGGACATGCTATAATCGCGGATAAGGCATGTGGTCACGAGAACAATCGTGGCTCGCAAGACAAACTCCTCTCCTAAAAAATCTGACCCGACCCTAGAAACAGTCATAAAAGACTTCAATTCAGCATGGGAGTACGCTCAAGGGTCGTGGCATTCACGCTGGAACAACAACTACTCGCTGTATAACAACACTCGTACCAAGCGAGGCTACACAGGTATCACCGATACATTCGTGCCGATGACGTTCTCGACCATTGAGACGATGACATCGGCTCTTTTTGGTGCAAAGCCTAAGTTCAACTACACGCCACCACAGGAAAAGGCTGACCAAGAGACTGAGATTCTAAACGGCTTGCTTGATTACTACTGGGACAAAGACCAATGGAACATCAAGGTTATTAGCTGGGGGCGAACATTCCTCATGCTTGGTACATCAGTTGTCTACCTGTACTGGGATATAGACCACCCGGTCATGATAAACGTGCCGATCCGAGACTTCTTCATCGACCCAATGGCTACCACGCTTGAGAACGCCCGATACATGGGTCGACGCTACCTGACAACCAAAGACGAGCTGAAAAGCTTTGAGGTAGTAGACCTTGAGGGCAAGCAAGACGCTGACGGCAACTACCAGATGAAGCCGAAGTACCAGAACATCGACAAGATAAACGCCGGTGTCAAAGGCGACAACACTGATAAGCAAGAAAAAGACATGTTCTACGGCTCGACCACATCGAACCCAGAAGATGAACAGGTTGAGGTTATTGAATACTGGACATGCGACAAAGTTATCTCTATCGCTAACCGCTCTGTTGTCATCGAGGACGCAGAGAACTACTACAAGACACAGGCTCGCAAGCAGGGTGACAAATACCCAGAGGGAATCATGCCATTCTCTTGCCTACGCGACTACGTTGATGAGTCACTGTTCTATGCCAAAGGAGAGGTTGACTTCATCTCTGAGGAACAGGAACTCCTGAACGACATCACGAATCAGAACATTGACAGCATCACGTTCACCTTGAACCAGATGTACACCCTGTCACCTAACTACGCGCACTTATTGAACGAGATTGAGAACTTACCTGGTGCTGTATACCTAGCCGAGCCGGGTGCATTAAGCCCTATCCAGCAGCGACCAATCCCACCAGACGCATTCAACGAGCGCATGAACCTCAAGAACGAGATACGAGAAACTACCGCCTCAAACGAGGTTGTTAAGGGTGTTAGCCAAGACTCACAGGCTACCGCTACCGAAATCAACGCACAAATTGCCGGGTCAGGACAACGCCTAGGCTTAAAGGTCACGCAAGTAGAGAACGAGGGGTTCCACCGCCTTGCAAAGATTGTCTTTGAAATGATTAAGCTCTACGTCACTGAGCCAACTATGGTGCGAATCATGGGCAAGGACGGCGCAAAGTGGGAGGAGTTTGACCCTAAAGACTTCCAAGGCGATTACGAGCCACGAGTCCAACTTGATATCACTATCGAGAACAAACGACAGCGTGAAGCTTCAGAAGCCAAGGAGTTGCTTGCTGCATTCCTAAACGACCCAGAGATTAACCAAGTAGAACTCAAGAAAATGGTGCTATCTAAGTCATTCAACCTTGACCCTGACGAAGTAGGTATGTTGGTGCAAGAACAGCCACCAATGGAACAAATGCCAATGGGCGATATGCCACCAGAAATGGGCGCACTCCCACCTGAAATGGGTGCTATGCCGCCAATGCCTGAGATGCCACCTGAGATGCCTCAAGATATACCACCTGAGCTTATGGAGCCAATCGTTGACCCAGAGACCGGCATATTGATTGACCCGATAACCGGTGAACCAATCCCAGAGGAGATGATGGTATGACCCTCCAGCAACAGCGAGACGCATACAAGCAGTTCTTCCTCAAGACCGATGCAGGGCAAGAGTTTATGAAGTCGGCTTATGGCGTGATTGATGCGAACGTTGGTAAAGCGATGGACACCAACAGCCTTGACTACTTGAGCCGATCTAAAGGCAACCGAGAGATTATTGACCTGATAGATAACGTAATAAAAACGGAGGTAAAGCCTAGAGGTTAGTCGCACAACCGTAGGAGAGAGTGAGGGGTTTTATCTTAATAATTAAGAAAAGTACTCGTCTGTGTTACTCGCTCCCTCCTATGGGCATGGGACTTTAACAGAAAGGTTACACGATGGACGAAAATACCACAACCGAATCCACCGTTGAAACCGGCGGGCAAAACATCAATGGCGTTGCAATAAACGACCAGGGCATGGCTATCCCAGAACCGGAGACAACGGATACGGCTGAGGCGGTACAAGCCACCGACGAACCCTCTCAAGATGCATCACAAGACGCAGAGCCATCCAAGGATGACAACTCTACCGCTGAGTGGTTGAAGAAAAAGGGTGTAGACCCTAGTTCTCCAGAAGCTATTGAGAAAGTTGCTGAAATGGCGCGTAACGCAGAAAAGGCAATGCACTCTAAGGCACAGAAAGCTTCCGAGCTTGAAAAGGCCATAGACCAGGGTATTACCGAAGAAGCGGAAGCTATTGGCTTTACCGACAACGACAGGCTAGAAGTAGCCCGTATAAAGACGAGGCTCGGCGTGAGAGATTTCTTTGACGCAAAGCCAGAAGCCAAACAGTTTGAACAAGCTATGGTGGCAGAACTACAGCAGAAACCTCACCTTGCAGGAGACCTAGAAAGCCTCTACGCACTGGCGGTGGTTAATTCTGGTGGAGTTGATTCTGTTAGGTCACAGGGGAAGCGAGAAGCACTCGAATCCTTAGCCCAGAAACAGCAAGCAGCCGTCCCGCGAGGTAGTGCTGTTACTGCAACTTCGCAGTCTAACAAAATTACCGCGCAAAACGTCGATCAGATGGTAGCGTCTATGTCTCCTGAGGAGTACCGAAAGCGTCTACCTGAAATCAATGCTGCTATGGCTGGCTAACACTAACCATAGAAAAGGAAGCCTCACATGACAACTGGTGCATTTAACTCCGGTAACGTGAACATCGGCGCAACCGCTGGTTCAGTATTCCGCCCGAACGTATGGTCAAAAGAAGTTTTGATGTTTGCAAAAGAGAACCTGGTTCTTCTTCCACTCATCAAGCACTACGACCAAGACGTTAAGGCCGGTGGACAGACTTTGGAAATTCCAAACGTCTCTGCCATTACTGCTAACCTCAAGGCGCAGAACACTGTCGTTACCCTAAACTACAACACAGAAACTAAAACAACCATTACACTTGACCAACACTACGAATCATCGTTCTTGGTTGAGGACTTGGTTGCAACACAAAGTAACTACGCTACTCGTAGCGACTACACACAAGCAGCAGCTTACGCTATTGCTGAAAAGGTTGACTCTATCATCGCAACCGCTATGACATCTGCTTTTACCGGCTACGGTGCATACGGCACAGCTTTGAACGATAACCTTATCCTGACAGTGAACCGATACCTTAGCGAAAACAAAGCTCCACGCTCTGATCGCTCTATCGTTGTTCACCCTAAGGGTGAAGCTGAACTTCTTGCTATTGATAAGTACGTTCGTTACGACGCTCTTGGTGTCGGCGGAAGTGCCAACAGCATTAAGAACGGTAAGATTGGTGAAATCTATGGCGCAGAAGTATTCATGTCACAGAACCTTGTCTACCTAGACACAGCAACTGATGAGTACTCTAGCTTGTTCTTCCACAAGGAAGCATTTGCAATCGCCATGCAGCAGGAACCACGAACTCAGGCTCAGTACAAACAAGAGCACCTAGGTTGGCTCGTTACAGTCGATGTATTATTCGGTCTGAAACAGCTCCGAAGCGGCTTTGGTTTTACTCTAAAACACTAGTATTCAAAAGCCTCTGCACAATCTGGACTCCTACGGGAGTCCTTTTTGTTTAGTAGACGTGGTATAATGGTATTATGAAATCGTTACAACTTACCAGGGGTCAGGTTGCTATCGTGGATAATGTAGATGACACTGGTATTAAGTGGTATTGTGGGTCAAACGGCTACGCGTGCCGTAAAGTTAAAAATAAGCCGGTCGTAACACTCCACCGGTACGTCATGTCAAGGAAGCTCGGCAGAGAGTTACTCCCCACTGAACACGTTGACCACATAAACCGTCACCCACTAGATTGTCGCAGGGCTAATCTCAGGTTATGCACCCCATCACTAAACGCATCAAACGCTAGACTTAGGTCAGACAATACAACTGGCGTTAAGGGGGTGGTTGTTGACAAACGGAATGGCCGGTTCGTAGCCCAGTATTATATAAGTGGTAAAAAACAGCACATCGGCACCTACCAAACACTAGAGGCCGCAGCTTTGGCGCGTCGCGATAAAGAAGTGGAATTATATGGTGAGTTTGTTATGGGGGCGAGAAAGCCGTCGCTCCCAGAACCGATAGCTCGTTCTTTTTAAATTATCGTAGCTTTTATTAGTACACTTTGGTATAATCCAAGTACACACGACGAGTCTATAGGTATCACATGCCAAAGACTTACAGCCCCTTGTCAGAAGATAAAGAAATAGTAAAAGAGTTTGACCTGTCAGAGGTTCATGAACTCCCAGTAGATCGCAAGCTTGCGTTCTTGCAAGCACAACGCGAGGAATTATTAAACGGTATCTGGCGCGAGCGAGTAAACATTCTCCACGCTCTACGTCTCCAAAAAGACCCTATCGAAGCACTTGCCATGAAAGGCAACAACAACATCGTTGAACACAAGAACGCTGTTCGACAGTTTGCTGGTGGCATAAACACCGTTGATACACTTATTAAGGAACTAGAAGCCGAGGGATAACATGGACAACTACGTTGTCAAGTGGCCGCTTACAAAAGGAAAGTTCGCTACGCTAGACATTGATGACCTTAATAAGGTTGCTTGTTACAAGTGGCAGGCTAGATTCAGCAAGGGTAACTGGTATGCAATCCACAGTACACTAGAAGGTGAAGTTACTATGCATGGCTTACTGATGGGGAGCAAGCCCGACTGTGAGGTTGACCACATAAACCAAAACGGGCTAGACAATAGGCGGGTTAACCTGCGTTTTGCAACCAAAAGTGAGAACCGAGCTAATGTTAAGAAAAGGACAGACAACTCCTCCGGCTTCAAGGGGGTGAGTTTCAACAAACGGGTTGCTAAGTGGAGGGCATACATACAGAAAGATAAGAAGCAAATACATCTAGGTTTCTTTGACGACAAACAAAAAGCCGCAAAAGCCTACAACGACGCAGCTAAAAGACTGTTTGGAGAGTTCGCATGGTTGAACCAGATACACTAGCAGTAGTCTTGCCCTCAAGGGGGTTGATGATGAGTGAAACTTTTGAGGAGCTTCTAAGGGAGCTTGAGGATTTTAAGTTCAACATTTACTGGTCACACGAGCGTTCACTCCCTGACTGTTTCAATATTCCTACCGAAGAAGCATTGGCAGATGAAAACAACTATGCCGTACTAATAGTTGAGGATGACATGAAGCTTCCTAAGGGCATACTTAAGCGCATGTTTGACCAGAACTACCCAGTTGTGGCGATGGACTACCCATTCAGGCAGAACGGAGATTCAACCGTACTCCATGACCCTGACGGCATGGCGTTCTGGACTGGCACAGGCTTCCTACTTGTCGCTCGCCACGTACTCGAAAGCATACCCAAACCAATATGGCGAACTGACCAGACGTTAGATCCATTCATCGACAAGGACACCATTCACTTCTGGCCACGCAAACTAGACAAGGTCTATTACGGTCTCCACGACCTGAACTTTGGGCTTATCTTGTACTCCGCTGGCATACCCATCAAGGTGATGGCGCAAACCGGCGGTCAAAGAAAGCTAGTCAGGCTTGGCCGCAAACATACCAACAACGGTGTGCATGAGATAAACGAACTAACCGAAGTCGGCAAAGATATTGTGTCCGGCTTGGTAGACGCAAGAAATGTCGAGATGTTCAAAGGTGCGCTCAACCGAGTACGCAACGTGAAGTTCTGGACAGAGATACCACCGTTCATTAGCTACGACAAAGATAATCAACCGTTTTTGAACGACGGACGGCAGTTTGAGAGGGTGAAATGATACAAGCCATCAAGATTGACGATACATTCCTGTACATAATGCGAAAAGGTAACTGCTGGTATCGCTTCAACAGCCACAAAGATACGATTGCCGAGATTGAGGAGTTGTTTGATGAGTAAGGTTGCTATCATCATTCCATCAAGGGGGCTTATGTTCTCCCGCAGCGCAGAGGATATTCTCCGCAACGCCAAAGACATCAACCACAAGATATTCTTTTCGCACAAACGCCCAATCCCTGAGTGTTTTGAGATACCAACCAACCAAGCTTTGGCAGATGGGTCGATTACCCATTTATTATTTGTGGAAGATGACATGATTATCCCCGATGGCACGTTCTGGGGTATGCTTGCCGAAGATAAACCTGTCGTAACCTGTGATTACCCTGTTACTAAAGAGGGCAAGGGTGCAGTATTTTACGACCCAGCAAAAACAGTCGTGTTCTGTGGCACGGGGTGTCTTTTGGTTAAAAGAGAAGTGTTTGAAAAGCTCAAAGCACCATACTTCCGCACTGATGTACGCTGGACACCGCTTAACTACGGCAAAACCATCAAACTTGTAGGCGTACCGAATACTGACGGTGGCTACGGTCTCCATGACGTGACGTTTGGTATCAGACTCCTGAAAGCCGGTGTCCCGATTCATGTATACGGCAAGCTTGGCCAACGCAAACTGGTAGAACTTGGCAAGTCCGGCACAAACGATGGCGCACACAAGATAGAATCATGGCACAAGATTAAGAAAGACTACCAACTCAAGCGGATATTCAGTTCACCACTTGCAACCGGCGCAAAAGGGATGCTCGTAACAGTAGACACCCCGACTGGTGGAGTGACGGTATCACAGAAACACGCCAACAACCTGATCAAGCAGGGGCTGGCAACGCCAATCAATAACAAGAACGTCATTATAGACGATTCGGGGGTGAAGTTATGAAATTGCTCATAGTGCTTATCACGTATAACCGTTCGAAATATACAAAGCAAACTCTCAGAGACCTGTGGAACACGATAGACACACCGTATTACCTCGTAATCGTGGACAACAACTCCACAGACGGTACGAGGGAGTACCTTGAGGGCTTACAGAAGCGCGGTAGAGCCGACAAAGTGATATTGAACCCAGACAACTACTATCCGGGTAAAGCCTGTAATATCGGCTGGTCTGAGGGCTTACAAGCATACCCAGGTGCTACCCATCTTATGCGCCTAGACAACGACATGCACCTAGAAAAAGGCTGGGATAAAACTGCTGCTGAGTACTTTGAGGCTATGCCGTCACTCGGACAGCTAGGTATTGAACACGAAGCTATCGAAAACCCCAAAGCTGCTGGGCATGAAATCACCATCAAGGGCAAAACAATCAACCGATTCCCCGGCTGTGTTGGTGGCCCATGTATCATCCGCAGAGAAGTTTGGGACAAAGGCTTACGCTATGACGAGAGCAAGTGGCAAGCCGAAGCCAAGAACATACCAACCATGCAGGAAGACTCCAAGTTTAGCCGAGATATCCAAGCAGCAGGGTATCTTATGGGACACATGACCGAAAGACTAGCGTGGACGTTTGCAAACCGCGACAACTGGAAAGATTACAAAGAATATTACATTAAAACGATGAGAGAGCGTGGATACGACCGAACGATTGAGGAGGTGTTTGGTGATGTCTAGATTAAAATACATCACTACCAAAAGCGGCTGTTGGTTATGGTCTGGCGCCAAGAACAAAGGAGGTTACGGCACCCTGACAGTCGGTAGCAGAACAGATGCCTCAAGAACGACCATGTTAGCACACAGGTACTCGTACTCTATTCACAAGGGAAGCTTTGATAAAAAACTGTGTGTTCTTCATCGGTGTGACAACCCCCCTTGCGTTAACCCCAACCACTTGTTCCTGGGGACGCGTCTAGACAACCACACAGATATGGTCGGCAAAGGTAGACGCGTTGATTTGAGAGGCGAACAACGACCAAATCACAAACTCACACAACGACAGGTTACTCACATAAAGTCGTTACTTGAAAGTGGCACCCATCAGACTGTCATTGCTAAAAAGTTTGGCGTCAACCAGACGCTTGTTAGTGCAATAAAGACCAATAAAGTATGGAGTCACGTATGATTAGCCTACTCCTCCCTAGTAGGGGCCGACCAGACAATGTTAGACGTATGGCGGCATCTGCTCTAAAAACTGCCGACAAGCCTGACGAAATAGAAGTGATTGTTCGCCTAGACTATGATGACCCAACACTCAACGACCTAATGGACAATCCACCACAGAACACAACCGTTTTTGCTGGTGAACGTGTAGTATTGAGCGAAATGTGGAATGAGTGCTACGAATTGTCGAAAGGCGATATTCTTATGCACTGTGGCGATGACATAGTGTTTAGGACTGACGGCTGGGATACTGCCGTAAACCAGACGTTCGAGGAATACCCAGACAGGATTGTGTTCGTGTTCGGGAATGATGACTCACCCCACAACGGCAATTTTGGAACTCATGGCTTTATCCATAGGAAATGGGCTGAGGCTGTTGGGTACTTTGTCCCACCTTACTTTTCATCTGACTTTAATGATACCTGGCTTAATGACGTAGCCAAGATGATAGGTAGGCACAGGCATATACAGATACTAACTGAACACATGCACCCTGATTTTGGGAAAGCAGAACTAGACCAAACGCATAAAGACCGTATTGAACGCCACCAGAGGGACAATGTTGCGGCAATCTACGCAAACAGGGGTGGGGAGCGTGAAAAAGATGCTAAGAAATTAAGGGGTGTGATGCTATGAAAGTTGGGTTCGTTGGTATGGGAAAACTTGGTTTACCTGTCGCTCTGGCCGTCGAATCAAAGGGGCATGAGGTATTTGGCTACGATGTGAACCCTGCGGTTTACGAATACATGGAAAACCGGGATATCCCATTTCAAGAGGAGGGGCTACAGCCACTCTTGGACGCTCACCAAGTAAAAATGTGCCAAACAGTAGGCGAAGTCGTTGCAAACAGCGAGATTATCTTTATACCCGTGCAAACGCCCCACGATCCGAAATACGAGGGGACAACACGCCTGCCGGATGACAGAAAAGACTTTGACTACACGTGGCTCAAGGAAGCGGTAAAAAACGTGGCTAATGAGTGCCGCGAGCAGAAACTTGGTAGAACAGTCGTGACTATATCGACCTGTTTGCCCGGAACGTATGAGAGAGAAATCAAACCCCTGTTGAATGAGTATGTAGACTACGCCTACTCACCACAGTTTATAGCTATGGGGACGGTCTTAAACGACTACCTTGACCCTGAGTTTAACCTTATCGGCGTTGAAAGCGAACGCGCTGCCGACCAACTGGAGGAGTTTTTTGGGACGATAAACAACGCACCACCTATCCGCACCGACATAACTACCGCAGAGGGCATCAAAGTCTCATACAATACGTGGATTACCGCTAAGACCGTCATAGCGAACCTGTGGGGCGAGATTGCCGAGAAAACGGGTATGAACTTCGATGATATATTCAAAGCGTGGAGCGTGTCTAATAAACGCTTACTAAGCCCTAGATACATGCAAGCTGGCATGGGTGATGGTGGTGGCTGCCATCCAAGAGACAACATCGCTCTGTCTCATATCGCTGAACAAGTTGGGCTGTCTCATAATATCTTTGAGGACTTGATGCTTGCGCGAGAAGCTACCGAGGAATGGCATGCACAAGTTGCTATGCTTGAAGCAGATGTCCAAAAACTCCCATTGACTATACTAGGGCGTTCATTTAAGCCAGAGACTAACATAGAGACAGGCTCCCCGGCTATCCTAATGGCGAACATCCTCGCTGAACACGAGTACCCATTCACGCACGTAGAATCTGCAGAAACCCTGCCCAAAGGTGTTTACTTCTTAGGCACAAGAAACGAAACATATAAAACCTACCAATTCACACCCGGTTCTGTGGTGATTGACCCATTTGGTTATATTGAAGAACAAGAGGGTGTCACTGTAAAAAGACTGGGCAGAGTGTTATAATATGGCTAACACAGTCGGGCTTAGGAATAATCCTTGACGTATCTTGATAAAATCCGCGAGAAGCGGTTAGAATCATCGAACAAGCTCGCACAGCAAGAAGCCCAAGAGCATCAGACAAATGTTGCCGATAAGAACGGTACGCTTGTTGCTGCCACTATTAAGGCTGAGAACCTCCGCAGCAGGGGCAATACCCAGAACGTCAAAGTCACCAACCAAGACCTCGCAAAGACCGGTGACATCAAGGAGCTGAGTGGGCATATCGAAAAGCTTGGCGAAACACTCAAGCCTGAGAGTATTGACTGGCAACCTGTCCGAGAAAGCCTGTCCGAACTTGCCGAACAACTGAAAGAACTGCCCCGAACATTCCCCGAAATACCAAAGCCGGTTGATTCCGTAACGGTCAAGAACCAGATAGACATTGAACCGACCCTAAAAAACATTCAGAACGCTATCGAGAATTTGAAACTTGCGCCAGTGTTTGACCCGAAAATTGTTGTCAAGCCAGCAGAGGTTAAAATCACCGAAAAAGAGACTGATATAACCCCAGTTGTGGAGTCGGTGAAAAGCCTTATCCCTGTGCTAGAGTCACTCAAGGTTGTCACCGAAAAAAAGAACAACAGCGAGTTGCTCGAAGCGATAAATAAAACCACCGGTGCAATAAACAGCATTCGGTTCCCGATCCCAAACTACGTGTTACCATTCCGGCAAGACGGCAAAGCAACACAGGTCTCGCTTGATTCATCTGGTGCGCTGCCTGTAACATTCTCATCCTCGACCTACAAACTTATCCTTGATGAAACCACCACCACAAGCGTCACCTATGTGGGCAAAGCTGCTCTCGGCTCTGCAACAAGTGCTGCGGTCTGGCAGATCCAAAAGATTGATGAGTCCTCTGGTCTGGTCATCACATGGGGTGGTACAGGCGCATTCGACCAAGTGTACGATAACCGAGCAACAACGGTGGTCTACGCATGAAACCAATAAACCGCAGATACCACAATCTTGATGACCCCACTAAGCTTCCGAGTGTAACGTGGGATATGAGTAACGGTGATGATATCGTTGTCCACGACCTTGCTACTAGTGGTGAAGTTGGTGACGGCAAAATAGAACTAACCGCACTCGCTCAGGCTGTGTGTGATGCGTATGAGGAGACTATCTAATGGCAGTTATCGTATCAAACGGAGCAACCACGCTCGCAACAGC